AGTATTTTCTCTTTATCAATACTCATTAGTGTAAACTCTTGTCTGGTACTTCATCTAGAAACAATCTATTAGCAAACTTCTTATCTACCCACACTGCATTACCGAGAATACGAAACATATTAGTTTTATACACTCGTTGAAATTCTAACTTAGATAATTTTGTAATATCCTTACCATCAAGTTCATTTCTATAAATTGCTGTAGCAGAAAAATTAATTGGTAAGTTCATTGATATACCATCTTCATTAATTAGAAGTGTATCGCCTGTACTTAGTCTTACAACTTCTACATAACCACCAACGAAGTCTGATACTTGTTGAAAAGTTAATAAGTCTTTTTCTTCACTACACACTATTGTTTTTGGTTCTTCCTGTTTAGTCATCTAGACTGTCCTTTTGTTAAAGTTATAGAACCTACACCTTTGATGTAGGTATAGTATTCTAAGAGTGCAAGATAATTGCACGAAACTATAAACAGATAATAAAACACATAACAGCAAACAAAAAAAATTTTGTGCAAATGCAAAATAGTTTTAAAATTTCAAGGAAATTGAAGCACACTATTCACTAAGACTAGTGCAATTTAGCAATTAGTAATACTTTTTTACAGTTTTACTGCAAACAAGTTAGCATTTTGCCTAGACTGGCAGTCATTTTTAAAAGTTGGCATAGGGGGACAAAAAAATTTTCCCCTATATGCGTGTACTTCTCGCATTTTTTTGCAAAATTATTTTACCTAAATAATTCTTCTTTTATTGTATCAGCTAAAGAATAATCAATCGCAGAAGCTAGAAATTCAGGTGTGTGTTTAATTATAAACTCCTTACCTAATTTAAAGTCTTCTTTTGCAGTTCTTGGTTTAATATCTAATTGTATATCCTTACACATATCCTTTAAATTCTTAGTAAATTCTTCCTTATTTAGTTCTGGTTGTTTACCGACTAAAGTTTTCAGATAAATGAGTTTTTTCATAGGTTGTCATTTAGTTTGTTAGTTATCTGTAGCTGTCTAGGGAGCTGTCTAGGAAGCTCTCTAGGAGCTGTCTAGAAGCTGTCTAATATATACTATACTGTCTTAAGTTATCTTTAAGTTACTACTTTCTACTACTACTTAAGTATATCTTAAGTTAATCTTAAGTTAAACTTAAGTTAATCTTAAAGACAACTTAAGTAAGATATTCAGATTTACTAGAAGCAGTATCTCTAAGACATTTTAAAGACCACTTTAAACCAATTTTAAGCACGTTTCTGTGCCTTTCTTTGCGTCTTAGTTAGTCTATGAAGATGTTCCGATTTTCGTTAAAATTTTCCTGTAAATTTTCGCATACAGGGGTGTATTTAATACTTAAGCCAAGACATCTGCCTATCGTTATTATTAAACCATTTATCTAGCTCCATATTGAACATTTCATCTTTTCTTCTCTTAAAAGCTAAATCTTGGTCATTTGCTAATTGATTTAACCAATAAGCACAAACCATCTGCATAGCATCAAGTCTGTCATCTTGGATTAGATTATTAACCTGATATTGCAATCTACTAATTTGATAAAATAATTGATACCTGAGAGCTTTCTCAGGAGAATATAAGCTATTCGTATATTCGTAATCATTCTTAATTACATTAGTATCAACTATAATTCTATGTTGAGCAAACAAAGGTTCTAATGTTTCAATTATTCTTTTATGCTTATTAGAAGTTTGTCTAACTAGTTCTGTAGTGCAAGGATAAGTTTTTATTAAGTATGGTTTTAATAATGCTTCAAACATACCTAGTCCAAAATTTTCTTCGATTAATATTTTATGAACTTTATATCTTTTAGCTAATTGAACTAATTTATCTAAAACAAAATCAGTGTAACCTGCATTGAAACCACCTGATGCTAGAATATAAATATTTCCATTTAAGAATTTAGAAATACAATATGCTGTTTCATCTCTACCTGCTCCTGATGGGTCAATAGACATCACTGCTCCTGTATAACTTAACCACTCACCTTGTATTTGCATTGGTCTAAAGAAAGCATCATTCTGCATACCAACCATAGGTAAGTCATTTATCTTTAGTTCAGGAGATGTAGCCCAGATAACTTTTTGTGGTGCGTTATCTACGTTACAAGTCATTACTATTAAGTCAGATAATTTTAGAGGATATTTTTCTAAATCTGAAAGACTGGTATCTAACTGAAACTGTAAATTAAAACCTAGTTTACCATAAGAGATTTCTCTCTCTAATAAATCCTGCTCGTTAAATCTTGATGGGTCTGTAGGTTTACCTATAAGCTCAGAAGCCCAAGTATTATTGATTATTGGAGCTAAATTACCATTATAAGCACTTAATTGTTTTTCGCTTGGATAACGAGATGACCAATATCTAATTCTATAACCTCTCTCTTGGAGCTTATTATAAATAGAAAATTCTGTTTGTGGTGTACCTAAAAATATAATTCTTGATGTTGTAGGTTTAATTATCGCTTCAAACTCTTTGATAGCTTCACTTAACTTATCTCTCATAAACTGAGTTTGAGTATTTCCTGATGTTTCAATATCGTCTGCAATAATAATGTCTGCTCGTGAACCTGTAAGCTGAGAAGTTATACCTAATGATTTAACACTAGGTTGATGAGATGCTAATGCAGGAGCTACATCAAAACTAATTTTAGACTGTCTTTGACTTTCTTTAGGATAGAGATGTTGCAAGACAGGCATCTCAGAAAGTAATCGTAAACAAAAAGTACTAAAGTCATCAGCTCTAGATTTAGATGCTGAGACAACTAAAATATTTAATTGTGGATTAAGAAGTAATTTCCAAAGTACAAATGAACTTGTTATCCAACTCTTACCTGCACCACGAAAAGCACTGACAATAATTCTCGGATTAGGAGACGCAATAAAATCTGCAATGTCGTACTGAATAGGTGTCGGATTAATTTTTAAATGCTTCCAAACAAGATAAAGAAAATTTCTAAAATCGGATAATTTTTTGTCGAGCATAAATTTTTTTTATTTTTCAAAAAAGCATTATTTTTTTTAAAACGTAAGATATATATATTTTAAATCAGGCACTTATACACCTGTGTATAAATCAAAAACCATTTTGTTCACTTCTAGACGATTTTAGAAAAGTGCGTATGATAATATACACCTATGAATATAAAAAATAACAAGGAGCAAACAATGATAGAAAGCATACAAGAAAGACTAGACGAATATCAAAATGGAAGAAGATATAGTGTCGTTTTGTTATCTGTCTTTAAAGAACCTACACAATCTTTTGATGGAAGATTTTATGGTTCAATTAAATATAAAATCATAGACAACGAAAGTACCAAGACAAAAGAGACTTGGAACATTTGGATATATGGTCATAAAAAATTATCTTTAGAAGAAAATCATTATGCAAAGTTCGCTTTTGATTTATCTGATAAAGAACAATTTTTATGCGAAGCAAAAAAAGCGAGTATGTTTATAAACTGCTATTCTTGTTACCGAGACGTAGGTGGCAAGGACTGGGTTCATAATACTTTCTCAATGAAAGTTTAATTATGAACAAGTTTACAAAAGGACATTTTCCTATTTGGGATTTACCAATGAAGGAAAGATTTAACTATTGTAAAACTGAATGTTCCCAATTTGGATTAAATCTAACTTGGGAACAATCCAAACAATATTACAATGAGATGTATAATTGTGAGGTTTGGAAAAACGACCTTTACGAAGTTAGAGTATTTCGTGGCAGTCAAGCTGACTGGTTAGTTCACGAGAAACTTTGGAAAGGTTCTATGGATTATCTTTCAATTAAAAGAATTGATAAAAAAGCAATTCACGATTGGAGACATCTTCAACTAATTAAGAATGAATTAGTCTCCGAAGAAAGAGAAGCCATTGAGCTTTATCCAAAAGAAAGCAGATTAATGGACACTGCAAATCAGTATCATTTATTTGTCTTTCCAAAAGACTACTCCATACCTTTAGGTTGGAATACTCGAAGTGTTAATTATGCCGAACAAGAAGGCGGTCTTAATAAAACAGGTCAGCGAGGAATTAGTTAGCTAACTTAACTGGTTCTTTAAATGGTAGTTCGTCTAACAAAGATTTAAGCGGACTACCATCAACTGGTAGAGCTTCAATCCCATTATCTTTTAAAAATTGTCTAGCTACGTTCAAGTCTGATGCTTTAACTTCAGGGTCTCTAACTTTTTGTAATAATACTTTAGCAAGTTCGCTATGTAATTCTTTTAATTTATTATCTTCCATAAATTCTTTTATTTCTTTTTTCACTGTCTATCTTCCAAATAAAATTAGTTAATAAAGAATTAATTCTTCTTAAAAGGTGTAACATTCTTTATCTTTTGACATACTCCCAAGCACTAACTATTGCAGTTAATAATCCTGCAAGAAATACTAAAACAGTCATAGTGCCTTTTGACCTATTCATAAAACCTTTAAGTTCTTCAACGTCTTTTCTAAGGTTTCTTATTTCAAAAATTAGTAAATCAAATTGCGATTTACTTATATGTTCTTTAGAACATTTTTGGTGAAAGCTCTTACTAGGAGACTTAGTTTTATTCATAGCGGAGCTAGTCAAAAGATTAATTAGTTATCTTCATCTTCCCAAGAGCTGTCGTCATCATCTTGGTCTTCTGAAATAACATCATCATCTTGTTCACTTACTTTGTCCTGAATTTTAGCTAAAAGGTCTTGAGCATCTTCTAGTAATTCAGAAACAGACTTTTCTTTTTTCTTAGCCATAAGTGTATCTGATGTTGTTAGTTTATTTACTTCTTGTTATTTTGAAAAAATGCTTCAACAGACTTTGACCAGTCTTTGAAAACATCTGTCCAAAATTTCTGAACCTGTCCTACGAAACTTTCAGTATTCTTTTTTACTTCTTCGT